CTGAGGACCTGCTTCCCGGTCAGTCCCATCTGGATGAGCCGCGTCTGCTCGGTCTTGATGAGCTCGTCGTCGACCCCGGCGAGGTTCTCGAGGACCTTCTGCTGCTTGTTCAGCTCGACGACGTAGTTGGCGGCGACCTTGCCCGAGTTCCTGATGGCTTGGGCGTAGATCTCCTGAACCTTCGCCGCGTCCGCCCCTTCCTTGACGGATAGGGCCAAGAGACCAACGAGTCCGGTGATCGCGGAAACAGCAATAAGGGCACCGCGCTGGATGCCGGTGCCAATCTGCTGCCCCGCCTTGTAGGCGCGACCTTGCGTATTCGTGATCGTCTTGCCGAGGTTCGAGAAGCCCTTCTGGGCAGTCGCCAGTCCCGACTTATAGTTGCCCGTCAGAGACAGGTCGACGATGAGTTTCGCTGTCTCGGCGACTGCCACTTAGGACTCCTGGACTGCGCCGTGCTTTCGTAGAAGGGCCGCCGAACGGGCGTACTCGGCCGACTTGGCATTGACGCCCGCCCGAAGATGACGACCCATGTGCTCCTCGTAGAGGAGGCGACGAGCCGTCATCCACTGGACCCACGTCATACGGCGCGAAGCCCCTTGTCCGTAGTAGCGGTCGACGATCGCTTCGGCTGCGAGCGCCGGGTAGCCCGGTTCGGTGAGGTTGGGACGGGTGTACGTGTCGACCCACGCTTCAAGAGCCTGTTCGACGCTTCGACTAAAGGGGCGAGCACGGCTTCGTTGTACAGGTCGTCGGCCTTGTCCGCGACGAGCCGACCACCCTTGCCATAGGGCAGCGCGCGGACGATGTTCTCGGGGGTGACGGGAACCTTGGCCCGCTTGCCGTTGGCGTCGGGGTCCTCGAGGAACGACCAGTCCGCCACGCCATGGGTGATCCAGACCTTGGCGAGGAGTTCCTGGAGCCGGAGCTGGTCGAGGCCGGTCGCCGACGTTGCCTCACTGATAGCGCCTTGCGCCGCCATGCCGCCCGCCATCGAGAGGTCGGGGTACAGGTAGACGGTGTCCCCGTCCGCGTGGGGCGTGCCCTCGCACGGGCAGTACCCCAGCGGAACGGGGACGAGTTCGGGTCTGTCGAGCACAGACATGCGAGCACCTCTCTATGGGATCACGGCAGGGCAGACCGCTGGTTGATGACGACACGCTTGTACGAGTACGTGAGCGTGAGGTCGTAGAAGCCCTTGTAGGTCAGGACGAAGGTCGTGTTGTTGTCGATCTCACCGTTGGCGACCGAGAACAGCCGCATCGGCAGGAACGTGTTCGACGAGTACGGGATGGCCGTGCCCGCGAACTCGGTCGAGCTCGACGCGATCTTCCAGTAGCGGTTCGGGACCGGGGTGTCGTCGAGCGTCGCCACTTCAGCGATGGTGGCCGTGGTCTTCTCGACCGTGACCTCCAAGGTGATCTCGCGCTGCCCGCGACCGAAGGCCTGGAGGTTGAAGCGGACGTTCGAACCGTCGGCGTACCGCTTCTGGTCGAGGTTGTTGTTGACGGTCAGGGTCGCGGCACGGACCGCAGCGGCCAGCGGCGTGACACCGATCGCCAGCGCGTTCGAGTCGAGGTAGAACGCCGTGTCGGCGCCGAAGTCCCACGCCTCAGCCGAGGGCGGGGTGAGCGAGGTGCGGTTGCCGTAGGTGGCGTTGGCGAAGATCCAGTCGTCCGAGATCGTCCACGGACCGAGGTCCTGCGGCATCTCCTCCGACAGCGAGTTGATGACGCCGCCGAAGCCGTTCGAGCCGGCGCCCGCTGAGTCAGACGTGTCATCGCCGGTCTGGACGGAGTAGTAGTCGAAGGCGTCCGCCGTGAGCGACGCCGCCTGGAAGGTCCAGGTGTACGCCGTGCCACCGGTCGGGCCGGTCGGCGTGACGCCGCCCTTGATGCCCGCCGACAGGCGCAGGACGATGTCGTCATAGTCGAGAGGTCCCGACATGCCCGAGATGGTCGCCTCGGGGGCGAGCATGTACGGGGTCAGGACCGGGTCGAGCGACCCGACGTCCACGTCCGGGTCGGTGCGGTTCGGGTTGTATTCGATGAGACCGCGCCAGGGCAGGACTCGCGTAGCGGCCACGGCGGTACCGATCACGCTCTGCTTCCCGACCTGTACGCGGCGGAACCGGGTAAAGCCTTGCGCCACGATGGGTGTCCCTTTCTCTCCGGGCACGAAGAGACCCGCCGACGTGGCGGGCCTTCTGTGGTGACTCGGCCCAGAGCGGGCCGGGGCTGCGAGCTAGATGCGCGGCACGTCGAAGGTGATGGGTCCGAACGTCCAGCGGGCCGCTGCCGCCGGGACGGTTCGCCCTTCGGGATCTCCGAGGGTCTCCTGCTCATCGGCCCACGTCCCATCGCTCCACGCCGTCCCCGCGACAACGTGGGGCCACAAAGCAAGGTGGTCGTTGAATGTACCGATGAGCGTATCGAAGCGATCCATCGTCTCGCCGTTGTCGGTCAGCCGATCGACGAACACGATGGACGGGGTGAACTCGGTTATCCGCCGCGCCGAGTCATACGACACGGTGGCGGGTCGAAGATCGATATACGCGCACGGCGTATCAGTCACCAGCGACGGCGGTCGAACCTTGAACCGACGGACGAGGAGTGTCGGGTACGCCGCAATGAACGCATCGAGGAGCGCCAGTAATCCGGCAACGAGGTCGCTTCGTTCGCTGCTCATCCGGCCTTGTTCCAGCGCTTGACGATCTCGCCCACGATGCCAGCCTTCTCGAGCGCCGCCTTGGCACCGGGGACGAGATACGGATACGGCTTGTTGCCGGGGTGGTGGACGAGCGCCGCGAAGTGGTCGGGCTTGGAGCCTGACTTGAGCCGTCCGGTCAATCTTCGCTCGCCGCCCCACGCCAGGACTCGCGCGTTCTTGGGCTTGATGATGTGTGGCTTGGCGCCTTCCTCGAGCGCCGCCGCGTACGGCGTCCGGGCCTCGATGACCGCGTGGGTATCGCTCACCGGACCGGGCACGATGCTGCGCTGGAGGTGGCCGGTCTTGCGATGGACACGCGCCTGTGCCTCGTGGATCGTGGAGAGCTGGACCGCGCGCATGGCCGGCTGCAGTTCGCCGATCGCCTTCAGACGTCGCTGAAGCGCATCCATGCCCTGCACCTTAGACATCCATGACCGCCGTTCGGATCTTCCAGTCGCGGACGAACTCGGGGTAGCCCACGGGGTCCCTGGCCGCGAGGTCGATGAGGTCACCCGTCGGAGTCGCGACCGTGCCTGATGCCCCGGCCTTCATCTGCCAGTAGAGCAGTTGCGCCTTGAGTTTTATCATCCCCGACACGTCAGCTGGGACGGGCGTCGGGTGGCCTTCTGCTCCGGTGATGACGAGATCGTTCGGCTGCCCGATGGCCCATGCGTAGCGCGGATTGTCGAGGTTGGCGTCGAACCAGTTCGGGTACGCCTTGTACCAGTCGCCCCGCGTCCGGTCGTAGGGGCGGAGCTGGAGCGTCGTCGAGACCTCCGGGTTCCGTCGATCGGGTAGCGCCCAGTAGGTCGTGCCGTTGACCATCTGGACCCCGCCCAAAGTCACGGCGCGCGCGTTGGACCCGACCGCTGGGATGTCGCGGATCGTCACCGACGCCTGCCCGTCCGACGAGTAGGTCCGGCTCACGTTCGAGGAGTACGAGAAGACCCGCCCGGTGTCGCGCTCGACCTGCGCCTCCGCCTGGAGGATGAAGTTCGAGATGACCTGATCGTCCTGGGTCCCCGTGATACCCATGAACGTCTTCTGTTCAGCTAGCGAGACGATCGACATCGGCTTCCTCGAAGAGGGCTAGGAACTGTGCGGCGGCGGTGTCCCACGAGAACGAGCGGACGACGTGCTCCCGGCCTTCTACACCCAAGGCGCGGCGGCGGGCCGGACGGGCGAGGAGGCTGAGCACCGGCTCGACGAACGCCCGCGTATCGGGCGTCGCCCAGTCCATGCCATAGGAGGAGTGGTAACGGACCGGCTCGCCGTAGCTGTCGTGCAGCGGTGGGATCAAGACCCCGCCGTGCGCGACGACCTCCGACTCGGCTGCCCAGTCCGTCACCACCACGGGAACTTCGCACGCGAGCGCCTCGGCGAGGTTGAGTCCGAACCCTTCGCCGCCCGTTGTACTTACGTACAGGTCGGCGGCGTTGAGCAGGACCACGAGCTCGGGGGTCGAGAGCCCGCGGAACGTGTCGTGCGCGTTGGTCGACTTGAAGCCCTGCTGCTGGTTCTCGGGCAACCGGGCGATCTCCTGGATGAGGTCGAGGTTGCCGTCCTGCGGGGCGCAGTGGATGAGGATGTCGGTGTCTGGTGATCGTTCCACGACCTGCCCCATCGCCGTGACGAAGCGGTCGTAGAACTTCCGCTCAACGAGCCGGTCCGAGCGGAGGATGATGTTCCGGCTCGGGTCCAGCCCGAGGCTCATCTTGGCCGCTTCCTTGGTCGAGATGCGCTTCTCGTCGACCCGCAGTGGATCCGCCACCGACGCGGGCCGAAAGGTATCGGTGTCGACGCCGTGGTAGACCATCGGCACCGGACGCCCGATGTGCTCCGAGATAACTCGCTGGCCGTAGCGGCTCATCGCGACCGGCGAGACGATCGACCAGACGTGCCGCCACAACGGGACGAGGTTGTCGCCCTCGATCGGGCAGTAGTGGTAGACCGGCAGCGTCTGCCACGGTGGGACACCCTGACTCATGTATCCGAGGAGCCCGGACATATCCGCGATGACGAGGACCGCGTCGGGCTTCCAGTGGTCCGTGGTATCGAGCCGCGTCCAGAGGTCGCCCGTGATGGCCGCGCCGCACGGGTCCTTGATGTAGCCCTCAAGGACCGACGTGGGCCAGACCCGACCCGCCAGTGGTCCCTTGACGGGCTCGCCGCGGTGGTTCATCGCCATGACCCGGACGTCGTGGCCGGCAGCGACGAACCGCCCACCGAGCGCCTCGGTGACGACGCCGAAGCCGGTGTGCGAGTAGTGGCCGAACAGGAGCAGCCTCACGGAAGCACCTGCGCGAACATCGCCCGGATGGCCTGCTCCTCCTCGTCGAAGTTGACGATCTCGCGGAACCGCGCCGCAGACGCTTCGCACATCTTGATGTGCTCGGTCTCGTCGTTGCGGAGGTGGCTGATGAACGCCACGATCTCCTCTGGCGAATGTCGTCCGAGGTCGTAGGTCGTGACGCCTTCCTCAAAGAGCGGGCCGGCCATCTGGTTGCGGTAGTAGTCGAAGAACCCGATGACCGGTCGACCGACCGCGAACCAGTTGTGGATGACGTGCCCGTAGCCGTCCGACCATGCCTTGGCGTGCCACGCCACGTCGGAGGCGCGCATCGCCGCGGCTACCCCGGCGCAGGTGTCGATGTTGCCCGCCGCGTACTGATCGAGCGGTGCCTCGCCGTAGGCACCATAGACCCGCCAATCGCCTTCGGGGAAGAGTGGTGCGGTCGCCTGCCATGCGGGGTAGGTATTGAGGTCCTGCGGGTAGCACTGGACGAACGACGAGATGACGAACTTGCCGGGATGCCAGTCTGCGGGCGGGAGCTCGTAGCGAAAGTCCTTGAGGCTGAACTCCTGGTGATAGACGACGTGCGGCTTGGGCGGCGTGAGGGGCATGAACCCCGACACGAGCCCGAAGGTCGCGAGGTCCCAGCGATCCTCGGCCATATCGTCCGGTCCGAAGCGGACGTTGCCGACCTGAAGCCCGAAGGTGGCCCCGACCTCCGAGGCGAACCGCGCGAAGCCTTCGTGGTTGTGGGCGAGCGACGAGATGACGATGTCGGGCTTGAGGTCGCGGGCCTCGTCAACGGTCAGAAGCTTGTGATACCTGCTCGGATGGAACGAGTCGCGCCGTAGGTCCGTGTCCGAACCCCACGGCTCCAGATATTGGCGGGCGATGGTGTCGCCCCAGAACTTGCGTTCGTGGTTCCAGTAGCCCTGCTCATACCAATCGAGCCCGATCGGTCGGTACAACGTCCAACCGAGGCGATCGCAGAGCAGTTCCATCGACTCCCAGAGGCAGTTGTGGTGGTAATCCAGCAAGACCTTCATCGGTGCGTCCATCGATAGAGGACCGCAACGGCGAGGAGTTGACCAACGAGGACGCCCCCGAAGACGACGAGGTAGATCATCCGAGGAACGCCTTCCACTGGGCGCCCACGGTGGCGACGTCGAAGAGTTCGATGGCCCGTGCCCGAATGTGCTGACTCTCGTACCGCGCGACCTCCGGATACATCAGATAGTTGAGCAGGGCCGACGACTTCGGGATGCCGACCTTGTCATCGCCGACGATCTCACCCGCCTCCCAGAGACGGTCGAGCCACATCCAGTCGCGGTTCGGGACCTGCCAGCGGTCGGTGACCACCGGAACCCCCGACAGCATCGCCTCCATGAGGCCGAGGGTGTAGCTCGCCGGTTGCGTGCCCAAGTACAGGTAGACGCGGATGCGTCGAAGGTAGGTGAGCATGTCGTCGTAGGACAACGGCCCCATGCCGCCTTGCAAGGCCTCGGAGCCGGGGCCGGCGGGCTTGGTGAGCATCTGGCCCGTGTCGGCGAGCCAGCGGTCGTAGCCGCAGGCGTTCCCGCGCTGCTTCATGTCCTGGGTGATGTTGCCGATGACCGGCCAGTCCCCGATCCAGAACGGCGCGACGTGGTTCGGGTCGTCCGAGATGTAATCCGATGGGTACTTGCCGAACCGGATCAGCGCGTCCTCGCCCGCGTAGACGTGGATGGGCTCGAACGCCTTCTGCTCGTTGGGCGAGTAGCGGACGATCTGCATCCCGTCGTTGTGGTAGCGGGACATCTCCAGCTCGAGCCGCGGGTCCGACTGCCCGCACGTCCGCCAGATGACCCGCTTGTGCTTGATGCGCTCCCACTGGCCGCCGATCCAGGTCTCGGGGAAGTGGTGGACGATGATGACGTCGGCCCAGTCGATGACGTCCTCGTGCAGCCAGCCCTTCGCCCAGTCGATGACCGGACCGGGAGCGCCGACCGTTGCCTCTTGATGCGCCCGCTGGTAGGCGCACGCTGCTTGGAGGTCGGGGTACGTACGTACATCGAGCGCGGGTCGCTTGCCCTCGAACGGCACCTCGTCGTAGGCCCCACCGATGGAGAAGACACTGTAGCCCAGGTCGGTCAGCATCCGCAGGTCGTCGTATTCGGCGATGGCGTGACTCGTGAGGAGGAGGAGGTTCACGGAAGCCTCTCCGTGGTTTCCCAGCCCTCGGTCATGGAATGATGGGCAGCATACCTAACGGCGGGCCACTGGCCATGTCCATGCATAAAGGAGATGGCGCATCGCGTCTCTATCGGTCCACTGGGGTTCCTCGCTAGTCCAGGGTCACGTCCATCGCCATAAAGCAGGAAGTTCACCCGATGGCGCGGTGGTGCATCGTCCAGCCATACGTCATAAGCAGAGTCCAGACGCCCCGCAATCAGAAACGCCTTACCCGCCAGCCACGATCGCAGACGAATCAACAGGGACGCTCGTCGTCTGTTCATTCCGGCCATGTCACGAGGTAGTTGTACGATCCTCGAAGGCCCGCGACCTGCTGCGGGTCGACCCGGAAGTCCTCCATGAACTGTCGGATGCCATCACCGTAGGCCGCGTGGTATTCGGGTATCCCGCCGTCCCAGCGGTCCCAGGTTCGTTGCCACCACGCCATCCGCTTCGCCGCCTCCCCGAACGGGAGGCCCTGCCATTGCTGGATCTGTTCGGCGTACCAGTCGGGTTCCATGTTCGGGTTGAGCCACGACCAGCCGTGCCCCGAAGACAGCGAGCCGACGTGGAACCACGGCGCGGTATCGGGGATGTTGGCGCCCATCCGGTAGCCGTCCTCGAGCCTGACGTTGAGGCCCTGCTCGCGAAGCTGATACGAGGCCCAGATGAAGGTATCGGTGACGGCCTCCTCGTCGAGCCTCGTGCCGAGGATCGTGGCACCCGCCGGCCAGATCGTCCCGTCGAAGACCTTGTCGGTCGCCTCCAGGTGTGCGCGCGAGACGAACAGGAAGCACGGCCAGAACGCCAGCCCTTGCGGCTCGTCCCCGAACCGCAGCCGCGCCGCGCCGATGACGCTGACCGAGGCGTAGCTCTCGCGGGGTGAGGCGATGATGTCGGTCGCACCCGACTCGACCGCCGCGAACGACGCCTCGATGACCTCGGGCTTGCGGATGAAGGCGTCGTCCTCCATGAGCAGGATGTAGTCGGCGCTCGTCTGGCTGAACAGGAACGACAGCGCGAGGCCGTGCGCCGTCCGGCGAGGGAAGTGGTACATCGTCCCGCCGACGTCCTCGATGGTGGCCTTGATGTAGGCCAGCACGTCGTCGGGGACCTGACCGCAGACCGCGACGTGGAGCTCGTCGATCGAGTCCTTCCAGGTCTTGTAGTGGCGCATCCAGTAGGCGATGAGGAACGGATCCGCCCCGGAGGGCAGGAGCACCGCGCGGGTCATTGCTGACGTTCCGACGGCTGCGTCTGATGAACGCCCTCGTGCTCCGAGAGGGCCACCTCTGCCAATGCCAACTGCCGCTTGAACACATCGGCAACTTGCAGCAGCGCGTTCGTTAGGTTGTCTTCCTCAAGGGCGTCAGCGATCCGTTCCAGAGCGGTCGCGATGCAGTCGCTATCGTGATAGTGCCGGCTCATCGAACGATCGCCCGGAACAGTCCTACGGGCGAGTCGACCGGGTCCTCGGCAGACAGGAAGACGACGTTGTGCGTGGCGTCTAGCAGCTCGTGGATGCCCTCCATCTTCCCGCCGAAGTGGTATTCGCCGATGATCTCGTCGACCCGGCCGATGTCAGGCGACCGGAGGAACGCCCACTCGCAGCCCTCGCAGTCGATCTTCAGGAACCGGACTCGCTCGATCTTGTACTTGTCGAGCAGGGACGTGAGGGTGACCCCTGGCGGATAGGCGAACGTGCCCGAGGGGTCCGACAACATCCCGCCGATGAAGCGGGAGTTCTGGACGTAGGCGTCATCGAGAGAAGCGGCCTGGGACCAGCCGTAGGCGATCGGCACGCGCTTCGCGACCTTGTCGCCAGCCGCCGCGCAGATGACCGTGACGTTCTCGACGCCATTGAGCGCGATGGACTGGCGCATGACCTCGCAGTTCTCGGCCAACGCCTCGACCGCGAGGACGCGGAGGGTGTCGGGATAGTCGACGGCGAGCGCCATCGCGACCGAGCCGACGTGCGCCCCGACATCGATGGCCCAGCCTTTGAGGTCGTGGAGGTCGCGGAGGAGGTACTCGTTACCGCAGAAGCCCCACAGCGTGCTGGTGGCCCCGATGGCCGAGAGGTCGTTGGTCTCTCGCCGGTAGGCCATCATCATCGGCCGACCGTGGGGCGAGTGGACCGTCTCGGCCAGGTGTTCGATGCTGTGGGTTCCGTCCGTGTTGTGGACGACGCGGGCCTCTGGGTCCCATTCGTCCGGGACGTCCAAGGACCAATCGCCCATCGGGCACTGATATGTCATAGGGTGCGAGCCCTCCTATGCGGTTGTTGCGAGCATTGTAATGCGGCGAGTGGCCGGGACCGGGACTGCTCGCGTGTCCCGGTCCCGCCCATGTGGTTAGAGGAGGCTAGATGCCGATGACCTTCTGGACACGGCCCGAGCGGACGTACGGCTCGGCGTTGAAGCCGAACAGTTCCTCAGCCCGGAAGCCCGTGACGTTCTGGTCGAAGCGGTTGCCACCCTCGGACGAGACGTCGATCTGCATCCCTTCCTGGACGAAGATCTCCACCTCGCTGGTGTCGATCACGAGCGCGGTGCCCGCCTGAGCCGACGGCCAGTTGGCGTCGCGATAGATCGGCACGCCCCAGATGCGCTGGATGGGCGGCGAGCCCGCCGGCCCAGCGGCCGGGTCGATGGACCAGCCACCGGCATACGAGGTGCCGAGGCCTTCCGAAGCCATCTCCCAGAAGTCGGTCGGGTTGCACACGATCGCGAGCCGGTCGGTGTTGAACCCGCGCGACTCCAGGGCAGCGAACGCGCGCGCGAACGTCGCGGCTCGCGGCTCCGAGGAGAGCGTGGTCTTGAAGCCCGCCGGGTCGCCGTAGGCGAGGAAGGCCTGGAAGAAGCCGAGCGGCTGGGACGAGCCCGAGCCGTTGTTGATGAACTGCGCCTCGGCCATGCCGATCGAGCCACCGAGCCGACGCCGAGCGGCGGCCTCTGCGGCGCCGTTCGACTGGCGCAGGAGCTGGTTGCCGATGTCGGCGATCTGCGCGATCTCGTACAGGGTCGCGGTGGCCTTGGCGAACTGCCAATCCCTGACGTCCTTGTTCGAGCCGTACGCGCCCTGCAGGATGGCCGCCGTGACGGCGGTGATCTCGTACGGGATGTCCACGCCGGCGCCGTTCTGGACGTTGACGACGTTGAACATGCGCCGGTACGGGTTGGCGAGGGCAACCTGCTCGACCAAGCGATCGAGGAAGTTGTTGGGGACGATGGCGAGGCCGGTGGCGGTCGTGGTGCCGAGCACGCCCTTCACGAACTCGGCCGCATCCGCGTCACCCAACCGTCGGTTGACGAGCGCCGACAGCCAGTTCTCGGAGTTGTAGCGGCCGACCGACTTCATGCCGGAAGCCGCACCGGAGGCACCCGCGAGGATGGCCGAGGCCTTCTCGCTGGCGTTCTTGCGGGTAAAGGACTTGAGGCGGTCCTCGAGCTCGGCGACCTTGCGGTCCCGGTCCTCGTCCCGCTTCTCGGCTTCGAGCGCGTCGATGGCCGCCGACTTGGTGGCAATCTCCGCTTCGAGGCCGTTCACCCGCTCGAGGGGCATCTGCGGGTCCGCGGCGAGTTCGTCGGCGATCGCCTTGATCTCCGACCGGATCGCCTCGGCCCGTTCGTTGTAGTCCATGGGAACTCCTATTAGAGCATTCTGAGTCGTGCCAACTCGGCGTTGGCGAGTGACAACAGGCGCGCCCTCGCCGGATCCTCGCCACCTTGCGGCAGGTCGGTAACCAGGTCCTTCGTGCTGTCGAGTTCGGTCAGCGCGCTGGGGAGCGCGATACCGGCAGAGGTGAAGTCGCTGATCGCCTTGCTGGCGGTGATCCGCGAGAAGATGTTGGAGGGAGTGAGGGTGAGGGTCTGCTCGACATGCGGCCAGACGAGGATCTCGCCGTCGGGCGCCTTGCGGACGAGGTGGCCCATCGAACCCGACGAGCCGTACATCTTGCCCGCCGCCATGAGCGCGTTGAGCTGGGCGAAGTAGCGCGACTGGCGGTCGAGCCAGAGATTGGCCCACCAGCCATCCGGGGCCTTGACGAGTTCGTCCTCGATGCCGACATCCTCGTCCCCGAGCAACGAGTCGCCGCCGTGGTGGAAGATGACCGGGTGTTCCTTGAACCAGTGCGGCTTGGGGTCGGTACGGGGCGAGAAGTACTCTCCGTCAAGGTCCTTGCCGCCCTTCAACGGGCCACCGAACGGGATGGCGAGGACGCGCCACTTGGCGGTGCCGAGCTGCTCGGCCTTCAATGCTTCCATGGCTGCTCCTAAGCGGCGAGCGTGAGAACGAGGTCGTCGTCGTTGATCGTGATGAGCGGCACGGCACCGATGAGGTACAGCCTCGCGGCCACCGGCTCGCACATGACGGGCTCGAGGATCCGCTGAGGCGGTGCGACCCATCCGAGGGCCATCGTCCCGACGCGCCGACGAGGTCCGACCGCGTGATGACCGCCTGCTCCGCTGACCGAGACGTCCGGCGTAGCACCCGTGAGAACGAGATGTCCCGCACTCGGCAGGGCCGTCGCGTTGCCACCGACCGAGACCACGGGCACAGCGCCCGTGAGAACGAGCGCCCCAGCGGTTGGTAGTGATCTGCGCGGTGTCGCAACGGCAGGCGTCGCCCCGGTCAGGACGAGGCTGCCCGCCAATGGAAGCGAGACGCGCGGCGTCCGCACCAGCGGCGTCGCGCCCGTCAGGACCAGGGTGCCCGCAGTCGGTAGGGACTGACGCGGGGTCAGGACTGCCGGTATCGCTCCAGTAAGGACCAGAGAACCGGGCGATGGAAGCGCGAGCTGCGGCGCCCCGGCTTCCTCGAGGGACCGGAGATCGAGCAGCGACACGGATTAGCCGAGGAGGAGTTGGACTTCGTGCCACCCGACCTGGCTGATGAACGTCTCGCCGACGACCGAGGCGATGACCTGGACCGCGAAGTACCGTCCGGGTGGAACGATGATCCGACCGTCGACCGCTGCCCACAGGCCGTAGCCCGGTGTGCCTGCGACTCCGGGCTTGCCAACAGATGGCCCGAAGGGGAACCAGTTGGCCGCGATCCCGGTAGCGGCGGGAAGCGCCGTGCCGCCGACGATGGTACGCACGACCGTATCAGCCGTGCCGCCGCCGTAGCCGTTGAGCTTCTTGATCGCGAGGGCCGCGTCGGTCGGGGCCGCCTCGCGAACCTGCCCGACAAGGACGAGAAGCTGCGCCTGCGTCGCCACCGCCGTCGACACGACGTTCTGCGCGCCGACCCAGTCGATGACAAGGGAGCGTCCACCGTCGGGGGCGTTGTTGTAGAGGGCCACCGAGACGGCCGTCGTCGGGACTGCCACCACCGCCGCCGTGGCGGTGACGTTGGACACGGCGAACGCGCGACCCATCCGCACGACTTCGCGGTATGGCGCCGAACCGGCAGCGATCAGGAGCTCCAGCTGCGAAGTCATGCCCGCCTGCTCGGTGGCGCCCGGTGAGACGCCACCATCGATGCCCTCGAGGACCTTGCGGACCTGTGCGATGAGATTGACGTCCACGGGGTATCTCCTATCCAGTCAATGCGGCGAGGATGAGGTCGAGCTTGTCGCCGATGTCCTCGAGGGCATCGAGCATCGCGCTGTTGAAGTCGACCGGATTGCCCCGATCGTCACTGAGCACCACGGCTTGGTAGTAGCGCACGAGGTCGGCCTGCGCGTTACCTGATGCGTCGGGACCTTGGGGTTCGATGATCGAGACATTGGCGATCTTCTTGCCGGCACCGTCGACCGCGACCTGAACGTAGGCGCTCTCGTTGGGCATCGTCAGGCCAGCGTGAACACGGTGCCGCCGTTGGACCCGACGGTGAACGTATTGCCGTCGGTCGCGGTCACGTTGGCGCCGCCCGAGTCAAGCAGGGCGAACCACTGGACGTCGCCACCGACTTCGTAGATGGCGGCCCACTTGGCGGTGATCGACCCGCCCGATGCCGTCCAGACCGGCGCGGTAGTCATCACCACGGTCACGGTCGTCGTACCCGATTGGGTCATGGCGATGGCGATCCCGCCGGTCGTGTAGCCGAGCCCGTTGGCTACTTCATTGGTGACCCCAGCGTAGGTCGTCGATGCCGTCGTGAGGTTCGAGGTAGACAGGAAGAGCGCTACCTTGTAGGTGTCGGCCAGGACGAACTGCCCGGTCAGGAACTTCGAGCGCGTCGTGTCCGTGGGGGTCCATGCGCCGGCTGCCATCAGCTCTCCTCGATCCGCGTGATGGCACCCGACTTGTCGCGCTTGATGGTCTTGGTCACGCGCTTCTGCTCAGGGATGTTCACGGTGACGATCGCGGGCAGGACCTCGGCCGCCGCCACGTTCACGACCGGTATCGGCTGCTCGGGGACGTTCACGTTGACCACGCCAGGGACGACGGTTACCTCCGAAGGTGAGACCGTGATCGGCACCACCGCTTCGGGGACGTTGACGTTGACCACGGTGGGCGGGACGTTGACCTCGGCCGCCGCGATCGAGACGGGGATGGTCGTCGGGGCCATCTCGACGTGGACGTCGGGCGGGGTTACCGCATTGTGGACGTGGATCTCGGTCGGCTTGGCTTCGATCGCCTTGGCTGCCAGCTCGTACAGCCGGTCCTCGCGGTCGAAGTCCACGGCCTTGTCGACGACCGGTGACCAGACGAGCGTGCCGTTGGGGTGATCCTCGATGCCCAAGGCCTCGTCGATGCTGAACTCGAGCCCAGCCCGTGCGGCGCATTCGTTGTCCTGATCGCCATCGTAGGCGAGGAGCCTCTCGACCCCGAACTCGCCGTATCCGGTCACGGTGGCGCGGTTGAACGACAGCATCGTCTCGGTTCGTGCGATCACCTCGGCACGATAGTCGTCGAAGGCCGCCGTGCCGTTGTCCAACAGTGCGCCCGCTACACCGCCGTAGCCCTCGTCCGAAACGCCGTCGATGAGCTGGTTGAGCGAATAGCCCCGGCGAGTTCCCTCGGCCAAGACAGACTGGATCGCCTTCTGGGTGGCCTCGTTGATGCCCTTGATCCGGTCCCCGCCGTAGGTGAGGAGGTCGTTGATGACGTTCCGCACCGCGAACTGCCCGACGAGTCGGCCGAGGTTGTCCGCTACTGCCTGAAGGCCTGAGCGTCCGACCGAGACGTAGATGCCGCGCATCGTGGCCCGGAGCTCGGCATCCTCGACATCGGCGTCCCACCAGTCACCGGGGTCGGCCTTGGTGCCCTTCTTGGCCTTGGTACCGGTGGTGCGGATCCGCTCGGCGATGCGGGCCTGCTGCTCCGTGAGGAACGTCGAGAGGCTGGATTTGGCCGTGGTCACCGAGGCGCGCACGAGGTCGTCGCGCTGGTCCTCGATCTCGGCCTTGACGACGGGCTCGCGGACCCTCACGACCTGGTCCGGTTCGCCCGTGGCGTTGGCGGTCAGCCCCGCCGCTCCGGTCGCGTCCGCTGGGGGGACGACAGCCACGACCGGAGCCGGGGGTCCGTTGTACTTGATGTGATCGAGCCCCACAGCGGCCACGGCTTCCTTGTCGTCGAAGCCCGCGGCGATGAGCGCCCTGAGCGCGCCGACCTTCTCGATGAGTGCCGGCGCCGTGTCGAGGTTCGGCTCGGCGATCTCGAAGTCGTAGGTCGTGCCCATGATCGCTTCGTAGCGACTGAGCAGCCCGACTTGGACCGTCTCCTCGAACAGCTCCACCCGCGGGTGGATGGTGCCTTCCTGATAGCCGAGCTTCTCCTCCCTGCGCACTTCGCCCGAGGCATTGAGCCCGCCCGGGGTCGGAACGCCGAGCATGTACGGGCTGATCGGGAACGCGGTCAGGATGTTGTCGCGGTTGAGCAGCGACAGCTCGGGGATGCCGATATCAGCCGGAGTCGAGGCGCCGGGTGCCCACTCCATCGGCTCGGGGAACAGGAGCAATCGGCGTGCGGCGTTCGGGTCGGACGCGACGTTGCGCCAGCTTCGGACCGCGTCTTCCATCTCGGGTTCGGACAGGGCTCGATCCTTCGGCCACATCATGCCCGCCAGCCGTCCGCCGGTCATCAGCAGGTCGGTGGTGTGGCGGGCCATGAGGTCGGACAGGGGGAGCTCGGAGTAGACCGCCTCCACGATCCCTGTGCCCCACGGCGAGCCGTCCTCGGTCGACGACGTGGCGAAGACGAGGATCTCCTCGGGCAGGAACGGCGTCCCGCCTCCTCGATCGTCGCGGTCCATCACCCAGCCGATGATGTTGCCCTGGTCGTCTCGAGCATCCCACATCCGCGACGGGCTAATGCCGTAGATGGCGGTCGGCAGTCCTGACGTCGCACCCTCCAGGTACCAGAACGCCGTGCCCGCCATGTCGATGCGGATCTGCGTCTTGGCCCTGAGCTGGCGCCCGGTCTGGTTGGGGTTGGGCCGCTCCATCAACCGGAGGAACTGGCCGATCGGGTCGAGCCGCTCCCACGGCGTGAAGAGGTCGGGCTCGATGATCGCGACTTCGTTGTCGCCCTCGGTATCCTCCGGAGCCACGAACACGTCTAGGTTCGCGATGTCCTCGGCGATCTTGTGCTCGGCCTTGTAGAACCAGCCGACCTTGTACGCCCGGAGCGAGGCCGCCGCCCGTTGCTGGGGCGTGGTGTTCAGCGACGAGAGCGGGATGTCGCCCTGCTGGTAGGCGCTGAGCCAGCCGCCGCCATAGACGGCCTTCATCGCGGGCGCGCTCGCCTTCTGGCCCCATCGGAACGGTTCGTCAAGACGTAGGGTCACGCAACGGCTCCAAAGGAAGACGTCCGGCGTCGAGCGCGTGACCGGGCGTAGAGGGCTAGACAGAATGCATCAGCGAGGTCGGGCGAGGGGAGGCCGCGGGCCTTCATCTCCTCCTTGCCCTCGATCTGGACCTTGCCCGACGAGGTCATGCGGTACGTCGGGGAGGTCAGCTCGGCGCGGAGGCGGGCGTAGTCCTGTTCATTGAGGCGAGCGAGGCTCAGCGGGTCGTCAGACGTCGGATCAAGTTGCCGACGCGCGTCCCACCAGAGCTGCGCGCGGAGGTTGACGAGAAGGTCCCCATCCCTGTCCGGGGCTTCACCAACATTGACGGCGAGAAGCTGTCCAGGTGGTCCCTGTTCCTTGATCCGGTCCACGACGCCTCCACCGACGCCGATGACGTCCACAGCCAGCGTCCCCCGTCGAGACTGTAGGTAGCGCATTCCCAGTCCGGCGACTTGCATGGTGTCCTGACCGTGGACGATGGAGACCGTTTCGGGGCCATTGCCGGCTCCTTCCAAGAGTGCGGAGTCGTCCGAGCCGAACCGCGCTACGTCAAGGCCCGCCCACTCCCTCGCGTCGGGGAGGTGCGCTCGTGCCCGTGCCTGCTCGACCCACGCGAGCGGGATGACCGCGTTGGAGGCCGTGTCGGGGAACTGGCCGAGGACCTTGGCCTGCCACCACGGCGTCCCCTTGAGGCCTTCTGCCCTTCGTTGCTCCAGCCAGAACGGGCTGACGAGCTCGGCCTGCGCCTTCTCGGGAACGGGCTCCCCGGTGAAGTTGGGCGTGTCGAAGACCGAGATGTGGATGACGTGCCATGTCTTGGATCGGCACGCCTCGTGGAACGCCCCTTGGGGCTCGTGGGGGTTGCCGATAGCGAGGATGCGCGACTGCTCGTTGACGACGAGGCCCTTGGCCGCTTCCCAGAGGTCCGAGCCGATGCCGTTGGCCTCGTCCATGACAACCAGCACCCGCCGGCCATGGATACCCTGGAAGCCCTCGGGGTTGTAGTCCTCCGGCTTGATGCCGATCGCGAACGCATCGCTACCGGCGATCTCCCACCGCGACTCGACTGCAGGGATGACCCCCGGCAGCCCGCCTCGATGGTGGGCCTTGCGCAGCTCGCGCCACAGGATGTCGCGGACCTGTCGGTAGGTGTCCGCCGTTGAGACCGCGATGCCACCGGTCGAGACCCACCACGCGATGATCCGCGCGGCGATCCAGTCCTTGCCGCTGCCGAAGCACGAGGGGACTGCTACCTGCGGGTAGTCCCGTACCGCGTTGGCGATCTGCGCCTGGATCGTCCACGGGTTCTCGTCGAGGATGTCGGTGATGAACCCGACCGGGTCCTCGTGATAGAGGTCGTAGCCGCTAGCGCGCTGGTTCCTCCGCAGGCGTTGGATCAGGACTTGCCGCGCTAATGAGACGGGTAGCCTCGCGGATGGCTTCGACGTAGGCGCTGTCGGGGAGGTCATGGAGTTCGCGGCTCTCCGTCCTCGAGGTGGCGTCGCCTGACAACAGGGCGTATCGCTCGGCTAGCGCAATGAACGCCTGGGCCTTGTGGTGGAGTGGAGCATCGCCGGCCAGACCCGACGACAACTCTCGGACGCCGATCTGCAGGCCGACCCACAGCTCCTCGATGACCGCTTCTCGTGCGGTAGTACGGAGTTGTTCGAACTCGGGCTTCTCGGTCCAGTATTGGATGGTCGTCTTGGGGATGCCGGTGACCCGCTCAGCCGCCGTCACGCCTTCTACCACGGCGATACCAGCCGCTTCGGCTCGCTGCTTGGCGGTATAGCGCCGGCGCGTGGTCATGCGTTCTTCGCCAGGATGCGGAGGCACGTCTCGCAGGACTTTTCGTCACCGAAGCCCGGTACGCTCTCGCCGAACGCCTGCCGACCGCACAGCGTGAATGGATAGGGGCGCACTGCACACACCGTGTGTGCGGGGTCAACGCCCGGTAGGGGCAGGGGATACCGAAGCCTGGACCGAGGCACGCTCGCTTCACCTGCCAAACCACCGCGCATCAGCGTCCGTCCAGTAATCGTGGTTGACGACCCAGAGCCCCGGCCAACGGAACGCATCGTCAGGAACGATCCATCGCATTAGGCGCTTCAGGACGCTGGATTGAATAGTTGTGAACATCATGATCCGTTAGGCCAAGCCCCTCGAAGATGTCGTAGTAGGCGGGCCCATAGGGCGGCGTCGTAAAGCCCTCTTCTATCCAGTCCACGACGATATTCCGGAGCGCTTC